GTCGTGGGTTCGGGTGCAGGTTCGGTAGTAGATGTCTGAGGTGGCGTATATGGTGCTTCGGTTGTTGTCGTTGTGGTGGGAGGGTTTGTGCTTGTTGTTGTCGTTTGGCTGGTTGTGCTTGACTGAACTTGTGAAGTCGTTGTGGAACTTTCTTGAACAAGGGTTGATGTAGATGCGCTGGTTGTTGTTTCGGGCAAAGTTGTTGTGGTTGTCGTTGCAGTTGTGGTGGTGGTCGTAGATGATGATGTCGTTGAAGTTGTTGTTGTTGTCTCTGGCAGTGTGCTTGTGGTTGTCGTGGTCGTGGTTGTTGTTGTGGTGGTTGGGTTACTACTAGAAGTGAAAGCCTCGTCGGGGACAATCGCCCAACCTGTGTCATCAATATTCCAAACCAACATATAGCAAGTGCCACCGCCGTTCTCATAAAACCAGCCATCAAGCGAATATGAACCAGCAGGAAACAAATCAGAAGTTATCTCTGACCACGAGCAGCCTTTATCTTCCCAAGTGCCAAACAAAGTTTCACCGATCTGCACTGTGCCACCGTCATCGGCTGCGATCATAAACTGAATCGTGTCGTTCTCAGGAACAGTAATGAACCCTGTGTAATGAATCATAAATAGATCATCACCGCATTGTTGGAACGGTTCGCCTTCAAAGTTTCGGTTAATGTTGTTTTCTGTTTCGCTTCCGCAACTCTGATAGATCGTGTCTGATCTGATTGGCGGTATCTCGCTAATCGTGTAGCCGACAGCGTTCAAACCTAAGACAGGTTCGGCGTTTGCGGTTTGTGGAAAAACTGCAAATAGGATTGCTGGTAGCGGTATAAGCCACCTAGTTAAATTGCGACCCACTCAAGTTCTTCTTCATTCCACTCATACGGGTTTTCTGTTGAAGCATCTGATGGCATTGGTGTCGGTGGTTGCCAATCGTGGTTGCTGTCCAAAACCCACGAAGGGAACGGTTGCGGTGCTACGAACACATCGGCGTCAGCATCATATGTGTAGCCGATACCTGCGTATTGTTTGCGAATGTTGTGATTGTATGAAGTGCGTTTACAAACCTGTCCACGAAAGTTCCCATACCAAGTCTCAGTATCAAAACCTTCAATCAGTTCTGTTTCGTCAATGCCTGCAATAACTTCTGTTACAACATTGTTTGTATCAAGAAAAGCGTAATGTGCCATTAGTAAACCCAACTAACATTGCCTGTGCCATCAGTAATTGTTGCGACAGTTAAACTACCGTTTGAAGCAGTTGTGCCAGTAAGTCCTGCGCCAATCGTGATTGTATAAACATTTGGAAAAGACAAAATAACAACACCCTTGCCACCTGCTGCGCCCGTATAAAGATTGTTGCCACCGCCACCACCACCACCACCTAAGTTTGCTGTGCCTGCAACTGGTGCAACACTTGATTTGAAACCACCTGCGCCACCACCGCCGACACCGCCTGCTGCTGCACTTGTCGCAGTTCCGTTGCTATGTGTTTTACCGCCACCGCCACCAGCATAAGCAACACTTGAACCACTAGTAAAATTGTAAATACCTGCACCGCCTACACCACCGTTATCTGTTGCTGTTCCACCAACCGCACCAGCACCACCACCACCAGCACCACCAAGCGCAGTAGTTACACCACCATTGGAACCTTGACCTGCCGTTCCTGTTCCTGCACCAGCACCACTCTGACCGCCACCGCCACCGCTTCCACCATTGCCACCAATAGCAGACCCACCGCCACCACCGCCACCACCCGTAGATGTGATAGTAGAAAAAACTGAATTTGAACCAACTGTGCCAGTCGTAGATGCCGAGCCAGCACCACCAGCACCAACTGTCACCGTGTAGTTAGTGCTAAGTGCAAATGTTATTGCAGTTTCTAAAGAAGCGTTAGCGCCCGTTGATGGAATTGTTGAACGCAAACCGCCACCGCCACCACCACCACATTCATAAGCAGGCGAAATAGCACCACCACCACCACCGCCACCAGCAACGACAAGATAATTAACAACAGGGCTTGGAACTCCCTGAACGATTGTCGGTGTGTTTGAAGCCGAAACATAACCCATCAACCTTGCAGCCATAAACTAAACCTCACTCACGATCTCTGGACTTGGTGGTGCAACAAAAACATCGTTCACAGAATCATACGACCAACCTGCCGAAGCATAAACGCCACGAAAATTTGCGTTATATGAAGTCTGTTTCCACTCGCCAGTCAAACCAAGTGAAGCCAAAAACTCTTGACCAACAACTTCGCTGTCAGGGAACACGCCACCGCCACAATCAGAATCAGCGACAACCAAAACTTGTGTCACGATATCGTTTTCAACTTTTGCAAAATGTGCCATTATGAAGTCTTCCATCTGATGTAGCACACGCCTGAACCGCCGTTGCCTGTTGTTTGTGTTGTCCCAAATCCACCGCCACCACCTGAACCTGAGTTTGCAGCAGCACTACTTGGCGTTGAACCTGTTGAACCTGCGTTTGATGATGCACTTGAATTTCCGCCTGCGCCACCTGCTACCGAACCGCCGCCGCCACCGCCCGTTGCTTTGAATGATGCGCTTCCACCAATAAAATTACTAATGTCAAAACCTGTTCCGCCCGCTCCACCTGTGGTCGCCGCCGCCGCCCCTGCAACACCTGCGCTGGTAAAACCACCGCCACCACCGCCAGCGTTTGCGCTGCCAGAATTCCCGCCGTTAAAACCTAAACCAGTATTGAAAGTGACGCCACTTCCGTCATTACCCCAATTACCTAAACCTGATGCTTGAGCATAAAGGGTGCTGGTTGCTACAGAACCGCCAGCGACAGCAATATACGGCGCAGTTGCAGCAATAGTGGTTTGAGTTCCAATGCTTGTTGTACCGTAATTAACAAACGAACCGCCAGCACCAATCGTAATAGTTTGATTTGCAGCCAAATAAATTGTGCCACACAAAACAGCGGCCGCACCACCACCACCATTTGCACGAGCACTATCATTACGAATATTTGACCCTGAACCGCCACCAATAATTAAATAATCAAGAAAGCCAGCAGTCGTAACAGTCAAAGTCCCTGTGCTATTAAAAGTCAAATACTCATAATTAACACCAGAAATAGTTACAGCAGTCGGCGCACCAATACCACCCGTAGCACGACCATAAATACCTGTGCTGACATAGACAATGCTTGTGCTTCCAGCACTTACATATCCGAGTTCACGCCTGTTCGGCATAGTTAAACCGTAATCTGATTAACGAAACCGTTGATACAAATAACATTCGCTGTCGCAGCAAACGCTTTCACAACAAGCGGAGTCGCATTACCTTTAATAAGCAAACCAGGAATTACTGTAACCAAACCAGCCTCAGGTTGAACAGTTACCTCAATGTTGCCATCAGGTGCAGTAGCCTCGCCCCACTCAATCGTCAATTTAACTGACGATGCTGAACTGTTCACCGCATAAATCCAAACCTCATCAAGTGTGGTTGCTGTAGCCGAACCTGTATGGATAGTTGTGCCAGCCGTAGCGGTAGCAGCCACTTTGATTGACTTGCCGTCTGTGCTGCCTGAAAGAATCTTCTTAGTAAATGTTGCCATTGTTTTCCTTTAACTGAATACTTGTGAACCCATAACTAATTGATCGCTATCACCAGCAACACCGCCTGAAACTTCTGCCCACGCTGCACCGTCATAGAAATATAGCGTGTCATCTGCTTCAATGTATGCGAACTGTCCTTCAGCCAAAAGTTTTTCGCCAGCACCACCGAACGCTGCATCACGAGTAACAGTTGTGGCGAACACGGGGATTCCTGTGCCTGCGCTGATATTCATATTCGCTGCGGTCAGCACTTCTGCTGCTGCGAACAACGGAACTTTGACTTGAGTGTTTGCCATACGGGGAGTGTATCTTACGCCAATGCGTTCGTGCTATCAAGCACACCAAAAACTGCGTCATCAAGAACCAACTGATACAAAATTTCAGTATTAAACAAGCCGACAGTAACCCGATGTTCACCAGCCGTAATCAAATGTGTGAGCCGTTCCACCGCATAAATCTCTGTAACCGAAGCAGGGCTGCCAGTCGTATAGGTTCGGGTAACGGAAACAACATCTTGAAGTTCTAGAGCATTAATAGCATTACGGTTGCCTGCTGACATAGCCGAAACAATCAGCCCAAGATCATCAAACCGATACTGTGGGTTCGCATATAAAGCGACCAGATAGTTTGCCAAAGTCAAAGCCTCACTATTGGACTGAAGCAACAAATCTGGTAACGAATAAGTAGTGATGCCGAACTCTGCTTGCGAAGCAGCATCGTTAGCAATCTGAACTGCGCCACCTTGAATCGTTGCCTGAATACGGTTGTAGAGAAACTCTTGCCCATAAATAACTTGTAACGCCGTGTAAGGGATATCTGTGCCTGTGTCAGAGAACTCTGCTGCGATAGAAGCGAACGAAGCATCAAGACGATCAGTAAAAGTCAGATCACCGTTAGCAGCGATGAAGCAAGCACCCTGCTCACTTGTGGCGATTGCTTGAAGATAGGTTAAAGCGTTCGTGTTCGCATCAATCTGATATGCACCTAATGTTGCCAAGCCAGCAGAAATGTTCCGTGTTGTTAAAGGGTAATCAATCTCAGGTAAGTCCAAAAGATAATCAACTCGTGCGCCCGATAGTTGAACCGAAGGCGTGATGTCTGCCTGAACAACCGTGTTCGCCAACAAAACAAAATCATCTGCTGCCGTAATTGTTACCGTGCTTAGGTTGTAGTCATAGACAACATCTATATCGGTGATACGCCCTGTGAACAGATAGTTTGTGCCTGAAGTAATCGTAACTTTTCGGCGTGGCACAACACCAGAACGCCCAGCAGCCGTGTCCCAATATGGTGAATCTTCGTTGATCGGGTCAAATCTTCTATCGTTATTTAACAACTTCAATGAACATTGACCTGCGTTGAATTGTGCAAACTGGTCTTGCCTGCCACGAGTAATAGAAACCTCTTGACAATATTCGGTAATGTCCACGCCTTCAAGGTTTCCGTCAAGAACAAACTGTGTGTTATCTAAAACGCCTGCATCAATATCGTCAAGCACAAAGAAGTTCGTGATGAAACCAACCTCAGCGAGAACGGTGATCTGCTCACCTGAAGCAAGAGTGGTAGCCATTAAGCCACCGTCAAAGGCAAAGCACCATTCGTTCGCTCATACCGTTTCAAAGCGTTCACGATCTGTGTGCCGATATCTTTCCCGTCAGCACCCATACCAGCAGTAACATTGATCGTGTAGTTGCTGCCCATTGAACCTAAACGATCTAACGGAATGATTGCTTCAGCACCACGCTCACCAACCAAACCAACAGTCGGCGCAGTAACAATCCCACCCAAAGCAAACGGAACGATGCCACGCCTACGCTCTAACTCAAGACCCTGTTCAGGTGTAAGCAAACCTTTCTCAACAGCGATCTGCTCAGCACTTTTCGGAATGATTGAACCTAAACCGCTATCAGCGATGATGCCTTTGAAAGTTTCGGCAACATCAGCAGCCTCACGAGCAGCAGCAGGAACATCTTTGCCAGCCTCACGGCGTTTCTTCTCAGCGTCAGCCAACTTCTCAACCGCATCAGTTTGACGCTCAAGCGCAGCCGTAACAGAATCACTAGCATCAGCCTCAGCCTTCTGTGCATCTTCCAACTCTTTAACTGCATCTTTGAAAGTTTCGCTGCCAACTTTTGCACCGTTTATCGCTTCATCTAAACGAAGTTGTGCGTCTGTTAATGCTTGCGTGGATTCTCGCTGGCTGTCCGTAGCGTCAGCAACAGAAAGTTTTGCTTCAGCCAAACTAATTTCAGCCTCACGAATCGCCTGTGGTGTTGCCTCAGGGTCTTTGCGAAGATCAGCCAACGCTTTCTCAGCATCTTTAACAGCGAACACCGCCTGCTCAAGCCCATAGTTAGCCCGTTCCAATCCTCGTTGTGCTTTACCTCGCTCTTTGTCAGCGTCTTTCGCCTGCTTAGAATCCCTGCCATAGCCATTAGTGATCAGATTGAAACGCTTTTGCGCTTCGGCAAGTGCCTGTGTTTTCTCTAACAGCGTCTTATTTGATTCGTTCAGACTCTTGTTTGCATCACGCAAAGATCGTTGTGCCTGAGTTACACCCTTAATTGCGTCAGTGTATTTCTCTAACGCTTTCTTTGCTTTCTCAATCGGTGATTCACCTGAACCGCCACCAGTCGGTGTAACTGGGTCAGTTGAGCCACTTACTTTGAAACTTGTGAACTTTCGTTCAGCATTATTGACTGCTTGAATCGCCCCAAGTGTTTTGAAGATTTCACCATTGGCTTTTTTCGCAGCACTACCAACACGCCCGAACGATATTTCTCCGATCTGTGCAATTTTTGGTAATCCAGCACCAAACAAGTTCATACCACTAATAACAAGATTCAAACCGTCTATCAATTTGTTGTAACCCATCAAGAAAAAATTGATGAACAGTTCAAGCGATTGAAGTGTGCTGTTGATCACATAATTAACTACATCACGAAACTTTTGAAACCTGACATAAAGCAAAACAAGTGCCACACCGATAGCAACCACAGCAGAAACAACCAAAGCGATAGGTGCAGCAGCAGCAGAAGCCATCGCAGCAGAAGCCCCAAACGCTGTCATAGCCACAGTAGCGATACTTGTAGCAACCGTGTAAGCAACCATCGCTACTTTCAAAGTCAGAAACAAACCGATCAAAGTAAAAATTGTGTTGCCGAACTTGCCCATATTTTCTAAAGACTTCAAGAACTCGCCACCAAGAAACTTCAAACCAGCACCGATACCTTTTTCACCAACAACTTCAGCGAACTGGGTCATCACAGGCATAATGCTGTTTTGAACAACACCAAGAAGCGATTTATACACAGGAATCAATGCAGTGCCAAGTGTGGCTTTAAGATCATCAAACTGTGCCTTCAAAGTTTTCTGTGTGTTTGCTACACCATCAGAAGTTCGGGCATAATCACCCTGAGCAAGACTGGTATCTTTGAGAATCAGCGCATAAGCAGCCTGAGTCTTAGCGTTAATATCAAGATTTCCTTTGCCATTATATAAACCAAGATTCATCGCCTCTTGCTTCAAACGAACATCATTGATCGCCACACCAAATCGTTTCAAAGGCTCTGTTTCACCCGAAAGACCTGAACGAAGTGCCTGAATCGCATCTTCAACACTCGTATTGTTAAACGAAGCGAGATCACCTGCTAACTGAACAAGTGTTGTGGACATTTCAACGGCTTTAGGTTGAGCAACACCGAACGCCTGCAACAAGTTTCCGTAAGTTCCTGTTGCCTCTAATGCTGCTTGTTTAGAAATACCCATTGACTTTGCAGCCGTTGAAGCAAAATCTGTTACCGCTTTAGATGAATCACCGAAAACAACATTAACTTTTGATTGTGATTCTTCAAGATTTGAAGCAGCATCAATAAGATTCTTTCCAATGATTCCTGCAACTGCGCCAGCAACAGCACCAAACTTGCCTAAAGTTTTTAAGCCGTTCGTCAATCCCTTATCAAGACTTCTTAACGCATACGCAGTTTTATCGCCCGTTGTTTCAAGTTTCTGGAAATCACGAATCGCTTTCTGTATGCCCTTTGCATTAAAATCGGAGACTATATTTACGCCAACTGCCATAACTATCTTCCTATTCCAGAATTAATCGCCTTTGTAAAGTAAGCATCAACCTTATTAATGACTTCAATAACATCTTGCTCAATCATCTTTTCATTTGCTTGAACTGCACCAAACAAAATACGAGAACGAGTTTTACCGCCACCAAATGATTGAAGTCTTTTATTTTTATCAAGATTGGCAATAAACTTTTGACCTTGTGAAGCACCTGCGCCTCGTGCGCCTTTAGTTTGTGAACCAGCCGAATCATAAACCTGTGCGCCTGCATCTTTTTGTTGAATACGCAAAATGACTTGACCTTTGCCACGAGATGAACCCGTGCCTGCTACTGGTCTTACACCTGATTGCGCTTTGCCACCCATATATGGAGGCAGCCGTGAAGCGGAAGTCAATCTGCCACCCGAAGTATGCCAATTTCGTAAAGGTTCATCAGGGAACCGTGAGCCAGCAAGTTGAGCCAAAGGCGTAGCCTTGCTGACTAAATCTTTGCGCAGAGAACTATACAAATCTTTCTCATACTCTTTGAGATATCGCAGGGTTTCGTTTATCCCATAGACCTGTAGTTGAGTTGCCATAGCCGCACATCATACAACTATCTTCGCCTGCGGTTCGCTTGCTTCACCACCCACTTATGATAAGCGAGCATCGTGTTCAACATTGATTCGCTCTCATTCAAAAGAAGCGAAGGCGCAATATGGTATTCATGAGCCAGATGAGCGATCAGCCAATGCGCTGAATCATCACCGAACTTTATTTCTCTAAAGGGCTTTCACTCTCATCTCGTGGAATAACCTGCGCTACAGTCGCAATCCAATCAGGGTCAAACTTCAATTTAGTTTTCTGTCGGTGTGTTAATGCTGACCACGCCAACCAAGCAAGATCGGTAAGGCGCATCTCTGTTTCAAACTTGACAACTGATCTTTGCCAAGTGCGTTCAAAGCCAACAAAGTCAGCGAACACAGCATCAACAGGTTCAATCGTGCCGTCTAGGTATTCAACTTGTAAAGCAATTTTCATTCGTTCTCCTTCTGATTAGTTTTTATTTATGCAGTTGTTTTGACTAGCGTTCCACCAGTAAACGAGAGTGAAGTCATTGCCAACTCACCAACGGCTGCTGCCACAGGTGTATGCGCTGCCAAGAATGTTCCACTCAAAGTGTAGAGAGGGTTGGTTGCACTTGTCGCTGCGCTACTTGCACGCACCGTAACTGTTGTGGTTGTGCCAACAAGAGGATAGATCGTGGCTTCAGTTTCTGTTGCTGCGAAGTCTTGCATAAATTCAATATCGCACGAATTGTTTTGCAACCCACCAGTGAACTTGTGCCCGACTGAACCGAACGCCGTTGTCTCAACGCTGTCAATCTCATAATTCAATGTAACGCTATTTGCCCTATCGGAAAGCACCACACCGTTCACGGTGATATCTGCATCTGTTAAAACTAGAACTGCCATAACTATTTGTCGCTTTCTTTCGTGTCTTGTTTAGTGACTTTAACATTAACTTCAGCCAAATGTCCACCGTCAAGCAGCGCATCAATGTTGAAACCTTCAAGATCATCTGCGCTTAAAGTTGCACCCTGTTTACCAAGACTGCAATTTTCGCTCATCACTTTATAGTTAGCCATTGTGTGTCCTATCCGTGAACCGTTACTTGGAATTGTATTTGTAAAAACTCTGCGTCAGCAGAACTTAAACTTGTTATGTTCGCACCCGATGGTAGCACTAAAGTTTGGCAAACGCCACCAAGCGTCTTGTCTCCTTCAATCGCTGCACGAATACTTGTCGCACCAGAATAAGAAAGAAAACCATCAAGAATCGTGAACGAATTGCGATCAACATATCTGCCGACCACCACATTCACAGTCCAGTCCATTACGACATCGCCACCACCCATCGCCCTGTGATAGTTGATGGAGTTCAAAGTAGGGAAAGCAAACGGCGGATTCAGTTGCTCAGGCTGATAAGCCGAAGTGCGAAGCCCAGAGATCGTAGCG